GGGAGCGTGGCGAATGCTCTATCTTTTCACCGACGCAGGGGGTTTTATTGATGAGTTATTACGAACTTGAAAGTCGCAACGTAGTGAAGTCCCCTATGGGCGTTAACTACAAGATCGAAGTGTGGAAGGGATTCCATGGATTTGTGGCTGACGTGTTGCCTATGGGTAGCAATCAGCCAATCGCAAAGCGTTACGCCATGAGCGCCATCAAGGCGTATTCGCTTGCTAGGCGCTGGGTAGAGGGGCACAGATGAACAACGACAACACCCGCACCGACCTAGTGCCGGCGTGGAAGGATTACCCGGACGCGCCGTGGTACTGGGTGAAGTGGTACGACAATCCGACAAAGGAGTTTGGGCGAGTTATCTACATTGCCGACCACACGCAATCGTGGGTTAGGGGCAAGTGGTACGGCCCGATCCCGCAGGATACGATAAAGGAAGTGAAGAGGTGAAATGCAAAGTGCAAATCAGGATCATTATTGAAGATGCAACAGATGCAAAAACAACACTCAAGGCGGCAGAAATTGAGGTTGAGGGTAAAATCGGCGATAAGTCTATTGGACTTTTACTGTTTTCCCTTTTAGGGGCAAAGGCGGTATCTGGACCAACAGATAGTGCATATACTCATACCTTTACAATTTCACAGTCAGCACAACACCAATCCCTTACAGTATTTCAAGATGATCCAAACCAAGACTACAAATATGCAAACGGAATGGTCAAAAAATTTGAAATGATGATTGAACTTGGTAAATTTATTACTTACAAGGTTGGTCTTCGCTCAAAGCCAGGTGCTACAGCAACCCTCACACCAACATACAGTGCAGAAAATGCATTTTTGCCACAGCATGGTGTCATTAAAACTGCTACTACTCAAGCAGGTCTCGGCGCCGCATCAGCTATTGCGCTACGAGCTGTGAAGATTTCTTTTGATACAAACGTTGAAGATGACAATGCTATCGGCTCAATCTCACCGGTTGATATCCTCAACAAGCAATTTTCAGCAGAGGGCGAACTTGAAATCGTATTTAATGACGAAACATTCAAAACTGATTTCTTAGCAGATACTGCAAAAGCATTGCGTGTATCACTTGTCAACACAGATGTAACTATCGGTGGATCAACAAATCCGGCGCTTACAATTGATTTCCACTCTGTGAAGTATTCAGAATTTCAAAGAAACTACTCAACAGGAGACATCACCACAGCGACAGTTAAATTTAAGGCATTTTATAAATTAGCAGATAGCAAGATGATTACTTGCACCCTAATTAACACACAAACGAGTTACTAAAATGGAAAGAGAAACAACAGAACTAAAAATTGCTGGCCATACCCTAGTTGTTAAAACTTATTTAACAGGGCGTGAAATGCGCGAAGTTACAAACAAATATTCAACTGCGGTCAAAATGGATATGGGAATGTCAGGAACACCAACCATGAAAGATATTGACTTGACTGTATCAGGCGAGGCAGAAGATTTAAAAATCAGACTTGCGGTTGTAAGTTTCGATGGAAAGACTGAAAATATCAGTGATGCACTTCTTGATTTACCAAATGAGGACTATGTAGCAATTACAAAAGCCGTATTTGATTTAATTGAAAAAAAAACACAATAAGTGAGTCATTAAGATCATACTCGAGAAATTTCATAGATGGCACAATGGCAATGGCAGAATTGTGCGAACTGTACGGCTGGACATATCAAGAGTATATGGACCAGCCGTCGTGGTTCGTAGAGTTAGTACGGGAAAAATATGTAATTGATTTAAAACGTAAAGAAAAAAGTATTTAATTATGGAACAAACACTGCAAATCATACTCAATGCAAAAGATGCAACAGCAAATGCCTTTAATTCAGCAAGGGGTGGACTTGACCGTATTAATGCAAAGGTTGAAGACATGCAACCAACATTTAAAAGGATGGCTACAGCAGGTACTGTGGCCTTTGGTGCTATTTCAGCCTTAGCTATCAAAGGTGTATCAGATTTTGCGGCCGCAGAACGTTCACAACGACAGCTCGAGCATGCAATCCTTGACGTTTCAAAAGGGACTGCCGAACAAGTCAAACAGGTAAATGCACTTTCTACTGCTATTGAAAAGAAAACAGGGATGGATGCAGACAGTATTAATGCCGGTGTTGCACAACTTTCTACTTTCGGTTTGCAATCAGAGTCAGTCATACAACTCACAAAATCTCTCGCCGATCTTACAGTCAACCAAAGCGGAGTAAATGCCGGGGCCGATGATTTTATCGGTAGCGCAAACATGATTGCAAAAGCACTCAATGGACAATTTGGAATACTTGAAAAGTCAGGTATTCGTTTCACAGAGTATCAACAGAATATTATTAAAACAGGAACAGAGGCACAGAAAGTCGCTGTTATTCAGGAGGGGTTTGCACAAAACTTGCGAGAAACAACAGATACTGTCGGTGGGGCAGATGTTGCAATGGCAAAGTTTAAAACACAACTCGGTAATGTCAGCGAGGGTATTGGTAAAGCACTCATGCCGGCACTTAATTCTGTTATGGAAAAGCTTTTGCCTATCATTGAAAAGTTTAGTGCATGGGCAGAGAAAAATCCCGATCTGTTGGCAAAAATTATAATGGTTTCAGCAGGTATTGCAGGACTTGTCGCTGTTATGGGATTTCTCGGTATGGTGTTTGGTCCAATTGCAACCGGTTTTGCTTTAGTTGGTGGGGCCATTGCTACATTTTCAACATTCCTTTTGAGTACAGCTATCCCAGCAGTAGTGTCTTTTGTGATTGCCTTTGCGCCGATTATAGCTGTTGTTGCACTTATCGCTCTTTTGGCTTACGGTGTATATGAACTTATCACACACTGGACACAAGTAAAACAATTTTTTGCAGATTTATGGGAGGCAGTGAAATTGATATTTACTGGGCATATTACTATTTTGATGACGGCTATAAAACTATTTCTCGATACAATAAAACTTATTTGGACAAATACATGGAATGCAATAAAAAACTTCTTTGTAAATCTTTGGGAAAGTATTGTGTCTACAGCAAAAGCGGCGATACAGTCCATTAAAGACTTTTTGCAACCTATTATTAATATGATTGATAGGGTTATCAGTCGTTTGCAATCAATCGGTAAGTCTGTCGGTAATTCTGTCAAAGGTGCCGTAGGTGCTGTCGGTAATTTCCTCGGTATAAATGATGGTATTGTACAGAATGGTCAAATCATTACAACACACCCAGATGATTACATTGTGGCAACTAAAGATCCAGCGAGTCTCGGCGGTAAAGGTGGTATTGTGGTCAACATCAATGGTGGCAATTACCTTTCAGAAAATGCGGCACTCATGATGGGTGACTATATTATTGGTGCATTGCAAATGCAAATGAGAGGGTCATAGTATGTCTATCGTAATAAAAATTGGCGGTGTAGATAAAAGCAGTGATATTAACTGGCGTACTGTACACTTGAATAGGGCACTCACAAACCAAGTCGATACAGCATCTTTTCGTATCAAACGTGCGAATTCAGCAGGCTATAAACCGGCACTCAATGACACTGTAGAAATTATAGAAAATGGATCATCAATCTTTGGTGGCCAGATAGTTACTATGTCTGAACAGGTAGATGGACTTGTTGAAACAATTGACGTACAAGCAAAAGATTATGCTTTTGATATGGATAAAATGCTTGTCGTTCAATCGTATGAGGACATGAGTGTCAATGACATTATTGCGGATATCAAAGCAAATTATTTATCAGCATCATATGACCTCACAAATGTTGACTGCCCGACTATCATCAAATACATTGCTTTCAACTATGAGTACCCATCGAAGTGTTTACAGCAACTTGCACAGATTACCAACTATGACTGGTATGTCGACTCTACAAAACATATTTATTTCTTTTTGAAATCTGCATTTAATGCGCCTTTTGATTTAACTGATACAAACCAAAAGTATATTTATAATTCGCTTGAAATAAAGAAAGACATCAAAAACTTGCGTAATTCAATTATCGTGCGTGGTGGTACGTATTCTGGTAATACTATTACTGAAACATTTATTGCAGACGGTGACCAGATTACATTTTTTCAGGCGTACAAATATTCAAACTTAACACTTACTGTAAATGGTGTATCAAAGACAGTGGGAATTGACTTTATTGACGATGCAACACTTTTTGATGCCCTCTATAACTACAGTGAAAAAGCTATAAAATTTCCCCTAGCAAGTAAACCAACTGCCGGACAGACTGTTGTTGTTACTGGAAATCCAGAAATCCCTGTCGTTACAAAGCTCACAAACCTTGCATCTATTACACAATACGGCGAATTTCAATATAAGATTATTGATAAAAGTATCAACTCAAAAAAAGCGGCACGTGATCGCGCGCGTGCAGAAATTACAGCATGGGCACAAGCTATAGATGAGGGGTCATTTAGTACCCACGAGGAGGGGCTAGAAGTAGGCCAGAAAATCAATATCCAAAGTACTATCAGAGGAATTAATACAGACTATGTCATTTCTCGTATATCATCTACCCTCGACAGTTATGATAGGTTTATTCACCAAATTACACTTGTTACATCTCAAACATACGGAATGGTTGAATTTTTGCAAAAGCTTTTGATTGAAAAAGACAAACAAATTACTGTGGCAAGTAACGAAGTGCTTGACTCGGTTGTTGGAATTAATGAAGAATTAGCGTTGTCTGACAGTGTAGTGTGTACTAAATATGCAGGTGCACCTTATAAGTGGGAGCCAACAGCAGGCGTTTCAAAATGGAACTTTGCTACTTACTCATAGCTTTGATATACTTTATTTATGAATAATGAAAAAACTTTTGAAAATAAAATAGGGATACAAGGTAAATATCGCCTTATCACCACAGACAGTGTAACTGGTAAAGTAAAGCGTATTTCAGAGCACAAAAACCTTGTTATGGATGGGACCGCTACAGGTGTCAACATCATTGCTAGACTACTTGCAAATGATAATTCGTATTCCCTTGCTATTACCAAAGCAAAAATTGGGACAGGAACAACACCACCGAGAAAAAATGATGCACCACCATTACCTGTACCCCATACACCTCCGTTACCTCCTCGGCCTTCTCCTGGTTGGCC